TAGATCTCCTGAACCAGCAGTTAATCCTTGCACGTTCATTAAGAAACCATGATTATCCATTTCAGCTACGGCAGCTCCTTGTGTAGACAGATGCATGAAAGAGAGTGCCACTATCGCTCCAGCATTAAAGCTAGTAGGACAATTTAGTTCCAACTCAAGCACACCATAGTTACCACCTGCAGGCGCAGATCCGGGCATTGTCATTTCTGCAACAAATGCAGAACCTAACCCAGTTACGGCACCGTTTGTTTGGAAGTCGATCTCGGCTTTCAAGGCATTAGCCCATCCACCAAGAACTACGTCGGTCTTTGTATAGAATCTTACTCTACCACCCGTTTGACCGGCTCCGGTCAATTCAGTAGCAAACAACACATACTCGTAACTTGACGAACTTGTGGAGTTAGTTGTGGTATGAACTTCGTAGGCCTTTTCTGTTTGCGCAGTATGAACCAAAGGCGTTCCGGATGTTCCTAAATTCAAAGTTACAACACCCGCGTTACTCATTGTGGCATGGCCACTCATTACTACGGAAGTAATAGTAGTTGCATTACCAACAAGAATCTTCGTATCGCCGGAAGCATCTAGGGCAGCTCCCACACCCGCGTTATTACCTACTAAAACATTGCCCTCAGCCAATGAAATTTCTCCAACGGAAATATCACCAATAAGGTCAAATGAAGCAGCGGCAGTAGTGCCTACGTTCTCATAAAGAGAACTTGTACCAGAAGCAGCATCCGTTTTTATGAAGATACAGCCTTTAGCGTATCCGGCTCCAGTAGGAGCAACGAGACCGCTACAATGCAGAATCATACCCGCATTGTCGAACTCTAAAGCACGTACAGCAATATCATTTTTAACAAGTGATATTCCTACGACCTTTATAGCTCTATTAAATACTTTGGGATTACCCATTTTCTTCTCCTTAAACTAAATATATAGAGTGAGGAGACTTTGTTCCTAAGTCCCCCCGCCAAATGAATCGGCGGGAGGAGGATTAAATCTCTTACCTCAAATACAAGACAGATCTGTTTAGAATCCGCTTGTGTCAACAGGAAGTCTGACCATCAAAACAGCGCCATCATCGAAGGTTTTTGCACCTACTCCGATTATGCCTTTTGGCAAATCAGCAAATCCTTTTTCCTTATCACCAATCTCGATATCCATAAATTGTAGAACTAAGTCAATAGAACCACGAATCATGAAACAAGCCTGCTCGATCTCAGAAGCCCACGCATCCGTGGTGTCTGTGAGAGTTTCGGCTGTCGAGATGTCCCCAAATCCAGTGAATAACATAGCAGCATCAGAAGTACAAGCTATGTTTCTTTTCCTACTAATCAAGAAACGATCCCTTGCAGATAACTGAATATAAGCGGAACCTACAGCTCCGTTTTCAACAGCTAATTTCATATTTGCTCTAGAAGCAGCAACGTTAGCACCAATGAAGACATTATTGGCAGTAGTGCCGATAGTGTCTTTCCATGTAAATGTAACGCCTGAAATTACAATAGTATCACCATCTATAGGTTTAGTAGCTATCCCGAGGGTAGCTGCCCAAGGAAGGTTATTGTTTTGAACAACGGTCCATCCTTGCCATGGTCCTACAACACCATTTTGTAATACAGAATCACCAAGTCTTGTTTCCCTGTCACTTTTTGCCCTTCGCAACTTCGCAGTTGTACGAGGTCCAAAAACTGCAGCACGCTTGGAAGTCTCATAAGGGGCATCAAAAGCACCCAATGTACCTTCGGCCTCTTGCAAGATGTCTAATATATTTGTGGAGTTTACGTCAATAGGTCCGTCAGCAATGACGTGACCAGCATTTGCGATTTCACTTAGAAATACTTGCTCAACCCTATTCATAAGACCGTGTCTAATAGAATTCAAGGAGTGTGCAACTAAATCGTATTTGGTTTGTTTCTGTTCGGTAATATCAATATCCTCAGCAGCATACTCGAAAGTATCCACTGTCAAAGTTTGCTTCGTAGAAGTCTTCGTCTCAAACGAGATGTCTGAGTGAGGTGTATATGTACCTACTTGGGGATTGGACAATATAGGCCTGTGCGCCTTATACCCGTCTTCACTTATTAAGTCCGTTAAGGACTGGTTGGCGAGGAATACAGCTGTGTTTTTTACAAACAAGTCAACTTGTAAATCCCCCCAGAATTCTGCTCTTGCATCATTCATAGACATTTTAAGTTTCCCTTTACTAAATTAACAATTAATTAATTTTAGAGGGGATTAAGTTGTGTTACAGATTAAGAGTTTTTCCTATGTTCTGCCTTTATCTTCTTTGCTTTTGCCCAAGCACCGCGGCCTTCTTCAGTATCAAAATCGTAGTCGGCAGCGTTTAAAGGCTTAGAAGGATCGAAATCTGTGGTATGACCACCCTTATTCTTGCGACCAGGACTAGAGTTCTTAATTCTTTCTTCCTTACTATGGAGCTCCATACGGGAGACAATGTAAGGGTCCTTAGACGCTTCCCTCACGGAAATTCCTTGAAGTTCTGCGACTTTCTTTACTTCTATTTTAATGTCCTCTGGAAGTTCAAGATTCTTAAGATCCCTAGCTTCAAGAGCAGCATTTACTTTAGCTGTAACAACGTCATCATCAGTATTCGTAGAATCCCCTTTGTCTGCAGGTTTATCTGCAGGCTCTTCGAGTGCAGAAGATTTTTTCTGAGAAGCTTCGCGATATTTTATCTTTTGCTTAATAGCTCCGGATAATTTACTACGATGATCTTTCTCTTTAGTAACGAGTTTATTTAAAAGGTCAGCTTCCGTGTCTGGATCAATCTCCATTTCTTCGGCAAGCTTCGTTCTTAAATCATCGTCACCTACTTCTACCATAGCCTCCTGTTCAGCTTTTTGCTCCTCGGGAGTCAATTCGAGGGTTTCGTTCTTTTTTGTTTCGTCCATAGGACTTCTTTCTTTTTGCCCATCTGGGCTTAATTTTTTAATTAACTAATAATTATTCGTTGTAATTTATCGCACCGCAACTCTTACAACGTACACCTGGTTTAACATCTTTCATCGTGACCTCATAACCTTTTCTATCAGATACAAACTGTTCTGCTAACTTCTTAAAACCCGTACCATGAAGCTCTACAGTAAAACGTCTAACCTCTCTTTTACCAACAAGAACTATCGCCGTATTAAAACTCGCGGCTTTATTCTCTTTTATAGGAGCTGGCTTGTTTGCGGGAATCCCCTCAACCTTTTTCTCTTCTTTTTTATTTTCCTCTTTTTTAGGAGTCATAATATTACCTTCCAAAACTAAACTTATTATAATATATAAATTAAATTAATTATTTCTTTTCTTCCTTAAACTCAACAATCACCGTAATATCAGCCAATTGCTGACCTGTAATATCTTCGGGAAGATCTTCTTCTTTGAGTCTATAAAGAGAAAGTTCCACTTCATCTTTTAATAACGCATTAAAACCATTTAATTGTGCTTTTCTTGCCGCTACAACTTCCACATAATCTTTTTGGAGATCCATCAATTTAAAATCAAAGTCAGTCTGATTTTCCATAACATAAGTCTCGACCTGATCATGAATAACCTTCTTTGGCACACCATTTTCCTTAACAGCGCACTTTTCAGCTAATTCAACTCTAAGTTTATCGTACACCATAAATTCAGGTGTGGGTTTAAGAGAAGCCTGCAAAGCCTTAACTGCGTCCCTTATTATAGAAATATTGCGCGCGATCACATAAACAAAACGAGGTCCTTTAAGACCACCAACTGCTCTAAAACTTCGATTCAAATTTAAAACCTCTTGATTTGTTACTTTTATATTAAACATACTGAAATTGTATCAAAGTCCGTATTTATGCGCAACTTTAATCTTTTGAGCCTTTCTTTTTCTTCTAATTTTCGATCTAGGGTCCGGACTTCTCGCACGCTTAACAGCAGCATCCAACCACCGTTTTATCTGCTGTTTAGTAGCCTCATTAGACATGCTTAAAGACCTACCTTATCCTTTTTCTTCTGTATTTGTTCTAAACTAGGATTCTTTTTTTCTTTGAAATTCATGAGGGGCTCAAGCAAAGTCACGAGCATGCTAAAAGCCATTGCTCGAATACGTGCAGTCTCTCCAGCTTCAATATTAGACATGTCTTCCAAACCGCGCACCGAATCCAATCCATCCATTTCTTCCATAATATGTATCTTAAACAATGTAAAAGACCTATTATTATTCAAATTCTTGATAGTTTCCGTTGAAAGCATAGATTTATTATACCTTACAAACCGTAATCTCTCCCTTTTTCTTTTCTTCTTTCATCCCGATCTCTTCTTAATAACAATCGCGCATAATCATTAACAGGGGCTTCCGCTACCTCATTTTGCATAGCTACTGCATCTGGAACATCGTCATGCGCGCCTTTAGGAAAAACCACCAACTCTCCTTCCAAATCTGAACACTCCCCCTTTATATGAAAAATAGAACCACTAGAGTATCTGGGTACAAGTCCCCGAATTCTAACATTCTTTTGGGTGGTCGGTTGTTTTAGCGGGATAATATTTGGAAACTTATTCCTTCTCCTACACTCATCATCATAAAAAGGCTTAACTGCCTTTAAATACACTGTTTCCTCAATACCTATTTTTTCAAAACCCTCATCATGCAATTTAAAAACATATTCCAACAATTCTTTAGAATCAAAATGAACTCCCATAGCCTTTAAATTCCATTTATTTTCTTTATCTACATAATTCCTGACAATTCCAGTACGATCATTTTCCAAACCCTTGCCCCCCGGATCTATCGTTGCAAATTTCCGGGTATCCAGAGCGTCCACTTCCTCCCAAGATCTCTCTTTAAACCAAACTTCTTTAAATTCTTGATGCTCCGAACTTATTGGATTTGCCTGATAAAGAGCGGAGAATTCATAAGGTCCTAAAGTATTTTCAGTCACTCGCAAAGTCTCAATAGGATACTTTTCTGGCCACAACGCCTCCCCTTTCTTTCGATACTTCTCATCTTCTGTAGCAATAGCAGGAAATTTTATTCTTATCCATTTATCATAATACTCTTCCCCCGAAAGACGGGACTTTTCTTCTTGCGCTAGGATCCTACCGACTAAATCATCCATGTGCCATCGAGTATTAATAACAATTATGGCGTTTCCACCCTCACCTCTGGTATAAAAAGTCGATCTAAACCAACTCCACCTAGAATCTCTAACAGTTTCAGAATCGGCCTCTTCTCTATTTTTAAAAGGGTCATCAATAATACCAATTTTGAAACCTTTACCGGTGATAGCCCCGCCAACACCCGTTGCTGTGTATCCCCCACCTTTTCCAGTCATCCACCTGCCCTTTGCCTTAGTATCCTGCCTTAATCTGGTTTCAAAAATAGACTCATAAGCTGGAGATTGCATAATATCTCTAGTACCCTGCCCAAACTCAGTAGCAAGATCACTAGAATAAGAAGAAACAATAATAGGCCATTCTGGATGATGACCTAAAGACCATGCGGGGAATTTTTTTGTAGCTATTTCGGATTTACCGTGACGCGGAGGACATTCTAAAATAATACGCACATTTTCGCCACGCTCTACAGACTCAAAAGCACTTTGAAATATTCCTGCTAAAGTTTCATGAAACGGAGTATCTTGATATCCCGCATCAGTAGCTATAGCAAAATCAATTAGATTTTTTCTCGCTTGGTGAGTTACCAACGCCAGTTTTTCTTCCGGCGAGACGGTCTCCGATTTTATTAATTTGGTCATCGGTAAAATCATTCGTAATAGGCTTTCCATCCGTAGTAGCGTCAAAACTTTCTCTTATCCCGTGATTGCCGGACAGCATTAATTTAGCTATTGTTGCGTTGTAACTTCCTTCCAAACCACCTTCAACTAACTTTTGTTTTTGTGCAGATTTTATCTTTTCGAGTGCTTTAGCAAAATCTTTCTCATCCTTTGCCCACATAAACAAAGTACGCCTTGCAAAACCTAGAAAAGTAGCATAACCCTCCACGGTAGGAAGTTTGACCTTGAGAACATTTTTATACACCCTATAACCCGGTTTCTTTCCGTCCCCACTATTCTCCTGTACGACCTTTTGTACTTCTTTATCTTCACAGAGTGCTAAATACTCATCTAGTCTTTTTTTCGAATAAACCTTTTTATATTTAGATGTGTTTCCAGAATTTGCATTTCCCATATGTGCTCAGAGTATACACTAAATTACGGTTTTAATTGTTTTCTAGCGACTTCTTCCTTTATTTCCTGCAAGGTTTTAACAGTTTTCTTCTTTTTAAAGCCATATTCCATAAATATTTTATCTTTTAACGCAGCTTTGGCACTAGTTCTCAATTTATTTTTGCTGTCATCCGACATCTCCTTATATTCCTTTGTGTCCTGTACCTCCAATAGCCATTGGTCGTAGGCCCTATTATAAGATTCATTTGCATCCTTAAAAGTATCTTTCCCAACTTTTACATAGAATTGTTTTAGTTCCTCACTATCTTTAGGACTCCAATGTGCTGCATATTTATAAGTAGATGTGCCAAGACCAAAAAACTCGGAAATCATTACTCCCAAAACTACTGAAAACTTTTCATCTTTCACATCATTAACAGTTTGAATAGATATAGGAGTGACTGAATTGACTATAGATTTTCTTATATCAAACGGCTCTCCCCCAAACATTTCCCCCCGCATCGCATCTCGTACTATGGACGCTAATGGAGACAGTTTATTAGTGAAAAGACCGTCTATTATAAGATCGAAAGCATCGTCTTGACCATATTGCCCCGCAACTAGATTGGTCCATTTACCTGTAGACGCTTTCTTCCATAGTCCCCACTCCCCATTATGTTTGGTCGGTATCATGGTCCTAGAAACTAACCTAACAAGTGCTCCCATACCTCCTGTAATATCCGTCCATTTTCCATTTACTTTGATTTTTCCGAAATTCGTACTTCTGGGATCTTCATCTACTAAATCAGGATTCAGTATATTGGCAAGCATCATCAAACCACCCACCTGAGTCACTATGTTTACTAAATTCTTTCTTGCCTCGGTTTTCGTAAAAGGAGTTGCTTGGGGATCAAATTGATGAGCCGTAAGTGTATCTATATTTGATTTTAAAAATCTTGCCGACCAGAAAAATAAGTTTAATTCTTTAGCCAACGGGGTTAATTTACCTAAACTTCCTCTACCGGTTAAAGATCCCACCAAATGACCCGCACCTCTGGCTTGTGCTGAATCCAACGTATTCAAACCCTGCGCCTCCATTTTAGAAATATACATATCCGCCAAATCAGCCCTGCTTCTTAAAGCACCGGCACTAAAGGCAGTTTCAGCAGCTTTAAACACTCTCCCCACAACCGGAATTCTCTCCGGAAGTGAGGTAGGTATAGCTTCCTCGTGCGCCACACCTAATTGATAATCACCGGCTTTATACTTCCCATTTAAACTGTTAGGGCGAGAATATATCTCCGCCATCACAAGATCCATAGGCTCAAACCCATCAATATTCTCTGCCAACAACTCAGATTTAATATCCCCAAAAGATTTAATAAAATTCCTGCCCCATATTTTCTTCTGCTCTATAGAACCCAATAACTGTTTTATTCCCTGCCTCCCCCACAAAGAGTTATCTAAAGTAGCCATAAGAGATTTTCCAAGATTATTTAAAAATGTAGGGGAATCTCTAATTACATTTAATGTTGCCCTAAGAGGATCTTCTTTAAATGACAACTTCTCTTTCCTAGCAGTCTGCTTTATTTCATTTACATAATTTTCTAAAGCCCTAACTTTAAGTCCGTACTCTAACCCCTTTGGATTAACCCATCTTTCTTTTCGCGCACTATCAGACTCGGTCGACCATGTGGGATGTGCATTTACAATATCGACCCACTCTTTCTTTGATTCCGAAACAGTCTGCCCCATATCACTTATATTCTTAGCCTGCTCAAAAGATATAGCAAAACCCAATCTGGTACGAGCTAAATCCGCTTTAAAAGAGTCCAATGTTTTAGGATCTAAAACATCAAGTTCATTTAAACGCTCTATTTTTGAAAGCATATCTCTACGAACTGCCGGCTTTAATCCAACAGTTCTTTTTACCCATGTTTTAAAACCCTGCAATCTATTTTTCAAAAGAAGTTTACTCTCATAAAGAGAGTTAATTCGTATAGCATTTTCAGTATCGGTAATGGTTTCAAAAACAGCGCGTCTTTGCTCACTGCTCATATTAGCCATTTTAAATGGATCTATTGTTCCATCTTTCAGGGCCTTTTTAAATTTATTTTGATGCGCCTTAGTAAGACACCAAGCCATAATGCTCCCTTAACATTTAATACTTTCCAAAAATACTTCCCACTGAGCCTTGTCCGGTACTTTCAATTCCTTATCAATTTTCTTTATTTCTTCTTTAACCTTTTTATCAGCCTTTTTACCTGTTCTCTTTTCAAATGCCTCTATCTTAGTTTTCACTATACCCTCCATCATAGTAACAGGATTGTCCGCATCCAATTCCTGCAAGAAGTTTATTTCTTGTCCCGCTCTAGTTGCCATTAATGTAGATAATTTCACCGCTAACTCTGTATCCCCAACACCCAATTCTTTCAATGTCACATAAATGGCAGATTTCAAAAATCCCTTTGGCGGGTCAATCTCTCCTTGTAAAACACGCATGGCATCGTCCGTATTCTCAGCTACCCAAGCTGACACCATTTCCCTTTGTGCCGCTCTATTTAACTGATTATACGTTGTTAAACCAAACACTTCTTTTGCTTTTTGCACATCGCCTGATTTCAACAAATCCAATTTACCTTTTACACGCGCCTCAAGTCTGGATATTTTCTCTTTACCCTCTCCTACAGGTAGTTGTGTAGCAGGCACTTTAATAACTTTGGGCTTTTTAGCTTCAACCTTAACTTTCTTCTTAGGTACAGATTTCTTTTTCTCCAACTCTTTTTTAGACACTGGTTTTGGTTTCTCTAAACCTTCCAATCCCGTTTTAGTTACTTTTCTTCCGGTCAACTCAACAATAGGAGAACCCTTTAGCGACTTAGAATTAGTAAAAAATTCACCACCGATACCCTCCCCATCTACATTAACTATCCAATCAGTTTTTGAATCGATAGTATTAATCCTATCCAACTGCTTTCTAGTAGGTTCCATTAAGAATTCAAAATTTATCTCCTTGGCTCCAGCATCCTTACTACTAGTAGAAACTCTAACTATTCCAGAATCCTCCAAATCGAATTCCTTAAACAACAATTCATGACTAAGTTGTGTTCTTCTCAAACTACCGTCAGGCATCATAACATTAGTATCTTGCAAATCCCTTTTATGGATACTGCCCTTCTTAAGTTTCTCTAGTTCTACCTCAATTATCGAGTCCCTGCCCACTTCCGCATCCTTAATAGAGGGTGCTTCTTTTACAGTCTCATATAAATCTTCAACTGTTCCCAAACCTTCAATAGTTCCACTAGTAACCAAAACAGGAACACCCAATTGATTTCGCTGCCCTACAACAGTTCTATGGGAACCATCAAAAGTCTCAATAGTCCCGTCCTCTAAAACAGTTAAAACGACAGGTTCTTTAAATCCGTTTTCTAAAATATCTTTTTCCAAAGCCTTGAACCGCGCACTTTCCACATCCACAGGATCCCTTGGAACTATCCTGTCTGCTTCAATAACTCCTATTTGAGTATCAGGACTAGTGCCAAAACGAATACTCGCAAAATCTTCCGCCGTAACTAATTTATGTGCGTCATCGTCTTTAGCAATAGCTATTAAAGTATCCTGCCTTTCTTTAGTGATGGCTGCATCTCTTGCCTCAATATCGACTCCCTCGGATCTAGCTATATTATTTGCAACTTCTTGCTTATTTTGAACATTTCCAATATCTCCAGTACGAATCTGATTAACAAAGTTAACAGTCATTTGGGCTCCAGCACCACCTAGAAGTCCCCCTAAGCCTGCCATAGCATTTCGAGTTGCAACTTCATCAAATCCTATATCATCTCTAAAAGTACTTTCCACTGCTATCTGTATATTTTCTTGAAGTACCTCGGTCCCGGCCTCTTTACCACCAATCAAGCCCAACTTTATTAATCTCCTAGCAAAACCCTTCATGAATGCACCTTTTTCTCGAGGTCCAAATAATTCATCAGGAACAACCTTGTCTACAACTGCAATAAGTAAACCGGCACCCAAACCTAAATTATCCGCAGCATTTTTATTCACACCCGCTTCTAAAGCTGCCGTTTTGACATCATCTGCTACCGAGCCTGCAGAAACAACAAAGCCGACAGGCATACTAATAGCAAAGGCTCCCATAGACGCTACGGCCCCCGGACCAACCTGAAACACCGTCTCAGCAATATGCTCAGCACTAAACTTTTCTCGCAAAGTAGCACTAGCCCAACGATCTGTCGGTTTTAGAGATTCCTTTTTTCGCAACTCTTGTGTAAACTCTTTTGCTTTTTCAGTTCCTTTACCCAAAGTTTTCTCGTAGAAAGATATCCATTTATCAGCACGTTCATTGGCAGCTTTTTCGTCAAAAACAAACTCTCCGAATTGTTCCTTACCAGCCAAAGGCTTTCTGCTCAAAGGCTCGCGTATTTCCCTCTCCACAAAATTAGCAACCATATCCAAAGCAAAATCTGCCGTAGAAGAAACTATATTTAACGCATCCACGCCTACTGCCTCGGGAGTCCTTTTTAGTCCCCTTTTAATATCACCAAATATATTTTTTATAGTACTCAAAAATCCTTTAGGAGCTTTTTCTTCCGTAACTTCCGGAACTATTGTTTTTCTCTCAAAAGAGAAATCTGAAATACCTTTGAATTTATCGGGGTTAGCTTGTATGGTCTCTTTTAAAATATCTCTGCTTCTAGAAGTACGGACTTCTCCGACCTTGGGGGATTCTAATCCCAACTCTAAATCTAATTCGGGAAGCGACTTAAACCTAGAAGGATTACTTTTAATTGTATTAAGTAAAATCTTTCTGCTCGCTATAGACATATTATTAACCTGTAACTAAACGTCTTCGTACTTCGTCTCGAATACTATCGGGAGCATCTTCTATTTTCTCAAAACCTAGTCTTACAGAATTTACCCAAGCCTCAACGTCTTCTTGTGTAGTACCGCCGGCCTGTCTTTGAAGTTCTTCAAAATCAACACGCAACTCATCTCTAAGTTCTTGACTAAATGTCTGTTGCTGTTCTGTCTGCGCCAGTTCTAAAAACTCTTCAAATTCCATACCCGTACCAATCCCATCACCAAGAGCGGCCCTAACAGAAGTTTGTAGAGAAGAAGGAACATCATCAATGGTCGCCCTGCCCTGTTGAATATCTCTGACCCATACTTGTACCCTCGGGTCATCAGTAGAAAGAAGAATACCGCCAGCACTCGAAGTCTCGGGCGGCATTTTATAATAATGCTTTCCACCACGAGCATCTGTGAAAGTGACGAGTTGACTTGCCGATACGGAAGTTGGATCCATTATAACCACACCGCCCTGTTCCGCGACTGTATTGGAAAATTCCCTTATTTCTTCATTATCCACTGCCTGCTTTAATTTAGCGTTTATTTCTTCCACACTGTCATTCAATGAAACCCCTGCCTTACCCATAATAGAAGCTGTCCCGGGATCAACAAGAAGTTTTTTAATATAATCAGCACTAGCCTCAGCTCTTTTCAAATCATTCTCAATTAATCCAACCTGCATAGTTGCAACCTTTTCAGATTCAGCATCAAGATCTAAAATGTCCCTATTATTCAACTCCAACACAGTATTGTAATAGGAAAGTTGATCATACCTGTCGGATGCGATAGCTTCCACAGAACGATCAATCATATTCTCCGCAACAGCGATTTGCCCATTCCTTGCATTTATAACGGCTTCAATAACACCAGTTCTCCCAGCAACATCATTCATTGTCTTTTGTACTCTTGGATTTCTAATCGCCGCGAGGCCGGTTACTTCTTGCTGTTGTTTTATAAGAGCGTTACCCTCAGTTAACAAAGTATCAAGCTCATCAACCAGCGCTTGATTTTCTTCAAAGTTTTTATTTATAAAAAGACGTTCTCTTTCTTTAGTCTCCAAATCCTCTCTAAAAGGTGTGGTAAGTTCTTGAACCTCCCCCAAAGTCTCCTGTTCCTTTTTCCTAGCGTCTGCCAATTCC